TCAACACGGTCACTTATCCTGTTTACAAGTCCATGCCAAAGACCCCGGCAGCCACCTATGTATGGGTCGGTAACGTGGTGCAGATAGAAGATGGGACGAAGGATCAGTTCATCTACAAGGGCACGGTGCAGGTACATATTGTTGATGAGACAAAACAACGTGCAGACATGACGCTTGCTTATGGGATCCTCGGTGTTGTCCGGGGGCTGCTCAAGCCTGCACGAAGCACGGTGTTCACCTGCGGAAGCCGTACACTCGTGGTATTCTCCCCGGAGAGCTTGAATGACATGGTGAGCATGGGCGATTCGGGACTTTCAAAAATAAGGGTTGTGGATATGTATAATTTTTTAATAACTTAATAATCAATACAATGGCAGTAATTAATGGTAGTGCGTATGCAGTATGGGCGAACACTGAAAGGCTCTGGAGCTGTAAGAACGGGAGCCTGAAGGTTGATGTCGATCTTCCTGATGTATCGACAAAAGAATCGGCAGGATGGGCGGCTCATATAATTGGCCAGAAATCATGGTCAATAGATTTTGATGGTGTCTATGAAGATGCCGGGGGCACGGCGGTACTGATGACCCCTGCCGAGATACTCGCACTTATCATCGCGGGTACGGCAGCAGCAACAGTGTACTTCAAGCCGACATCGGGAACGGCCACGACAGGATGGTCCGGCAGCGGTACGTTCAAGAGCATGACCATCACCGGGAACATGGAATCGGGTATCGCCTTCTCGGGATCCATACAGGGAACAGGTGCGCTTGCAGTTGTCCCAATAGCTTAATGTCATGGCTGTTATCAACGGTACAAGCCTATTGCTATACTCCGATGGTGTGGTGATAGCTTATCAGAAAGGGCTGACTATCTCGGTAGATCAGGACCTGCCGGATGCCACTAACAAGGAGTCGGCAGGATGGGCGCAGCATATCAACGGGCTGAAGAACGCGAAGGTTGACTTCGATGCGTTATTCTCAGCATCGGCATCCCCGGCAGAATCGGCAGCGGACCTGATGAATTATATCATCAACAAAGAGACATTGCTTGTTATGATACTGGGGCTCGGCTACCCGCTGCTCGGATGGGCAGACATGAGCTCCCTGTCTTTCAACGCACCACAGGAGGGGACGATGTCACTGTCGGGCAGCCTGAAGATCAACGGCGAATTAGTTGTTGCCTCGGGGGTGAACCTCGTTACCGATCCCGATGTCGGGGGGACGGACTATGAGATACATACCGAGACAGGTGTCGGCTTCGCATCGCTCATCAATGCAGCAGGTGCGGCCTATGCCAAGAGCAACACGTTCGCGGTGACAAACACATCAGTTTATAAGCTGCTTGTCAATGTAACGATGGTATCAGGTCAGCTCCCTAACGTGGCACTGTTCGAGGTCGGCGGCGGGGCTGCTGCGATATCAAACGTGGTGACGCTTGCCAACGGACTGAATCTTGTCACGCTCACCGCTACCGATACGCATAACGGCTGCCTGAACTTCTCAAACACCGGGGCAACGAGCCTGGGTACATCAACGATATACCTGTTCAAAAAATGAGGTTAGTATTCAAAAGATACGTTTTTGGCTTTGTCGAGAAAGATATCCCGGTGGTTTTGAATATTGGTACGCTGGAGGCTGTCAGCAAGGCTCTTGGTATCGAGTTCTGGCAGATAGCAGCCGAGATGAAAAGAGATGCCTTCGAGTTCGGTGTCCAGCTGTTATACCAGGGTTACCTGACTGCCTGCAAAGAGTCATTTAAAAAACCAAAATACACGGAGCTTCATGCTGTGATATGGTACGAGCACATGAGTAAAGAGGCGACAAAAGAGTTCATGGATATGATGACCCGTCTCTTTGGCGAGATAACAAAGACATGGGCGAGAAAAAAAAAAGTAAAAAAGACAATACAACCTGGGGGGAGATAAGATCGTTTGCTCTTGGTGAGTTGGGATGGACGATAGAAAGGTGGGGGCACTCGACTATTTATGAGTTCAACGAGGCATCACGGGGGTACTGGAGGAACTGGGAAAGGGATACAGTGTGGCTGATGCGGGAGATTGTGTTTGAACTTATCAATGGCAATCCTTACTATAAGCAAGAGGATAAGCCAAAGAGTACAAGGGCTATATTCCGTATTAACGATGACACGCTGGCAGAGGAGAGGAAGAAAGAAGAAGGCAAGACATCACCCGAGGAGCTGAAGAAGATTGAAGCAATGTTATTTGATAAGATAAAAAAAGAAAGTCATGGGTTTACTGAATGACCTCCTGGTACGTATCAGGGGGGACAATAAAGGGCTTGATAAATCGCTGGACGATTCCAAGAAAGGGATTCAGGGGTTCAAGGGGTCACTGATGGCTGCTGCTGCTGCCGGGGCCGCCGCCTTCAAGGTACTGATCGACTGGGCGAAGGATACCACTGTCGGGATAGAGGCTATCAATGTGGCTACCAGGGCATCCAAGCAGCTGCTCACTGACCTGATCACGGGACAGCGTTCTCATATAAAAGAGGCTATCGAAAACGCTAAGAAGCAATCAAAAATCAATGATGATAATATCCTTGAAGGCTATGAGTTAAAAACAATGCAGAGTGAGCTGGCTCAACTCATAACCGCATCCGCTGATCAGACTAAATCACACGCAGAGAAGCTTGATCTCCTCACGCAGGCGATGGAGAAAGAGAGGCAGATAAAAGCGTTTCTTTTAGCAGATGCACGTGAGGAGCTGAAAGTCGCTTATGATAACTGGGAGATAAACAAGCAAAGCATATCGGCAAAAAAAGCATACTACGAGATAGCAGGAAGGATCAGGGAGATAGAGGGAATGGACTCACGGAGACTCCAGTCACAATATTCCGGGGAGTTAAAGGCACAGGCAGACAGGGCAGATGACCTGGTTGATGCTTTTACCGATGAGTCAGATGCTATCACCGAGGTCAATAAAGCACTCACTGAACAACTATCAATATTCACGAGGTTAGGCACATCGGTATTCTCACCAAAGACTAAAGGGCTGGCTCCCGCTATACCAAAGACACTCGCAGGCGGTCCGCAATCGATGTATGGGACAAATCTTGTCGCGGAGGCGATGGCCGAGGCATGGCAGGAACAGATAGATGAGGGGGCGCTCATGGAACAGATTGAAGCATACAGTGACAGGCTGAAAGAATCACTGATCGACATGAGGGCTATGGCAATCGACTATGGTACACGGGTAATAGAAGATCTTGGTGCTGCACTGGCCGGGGGTGATGTGAAAGGGTTAGGGGAGAGACTGTTGATGGGACTTGCAGACCTTCTTTCCCAGTTCGGCAGGATGCTGATCACGCTTGCTCTCGGGGAATCAGCGTTTGTCAAGTCATTGAAGAACCCGCTTCTCTGGCCGATAGCCTTAGCCGCAGGAGCGGCGATGTTAGTGACAGCGGGGGTTATAAGGGGTGTGCTGTCAAGCGCCGGGGAATCGATGGGGTCTGGTGGTGGTGGTGGTTATAGTGGTGGTGGTGCCTCACGTGCCAACGCGAGCTTTCAGACTAATAAAGTGGAGTTAGTCGGGGTGTTAAAGGGATCGGACATTTACCTGTCAGGCAAGAGATATGCAAAGGAACTTTCATCAGGGACATAATGGCATGGGTAACGAAATATCAACTCGAGTGTGCCGACAGGCTTGGCATCATCTGGAAATGCGAGATACAGGAAGACGCATGGGCGGGAGATGTAACTGTCCTTACCGGCAGCGGGTACCCGTTGACCCTCGATTTTTATGGTGATGATGATATTTTCGAGAACCCTGTCAAAGGGTCGAAGCTCGCAATAAACCTGATGGTTAGCGATGACTTCTGGCTGAGTGACTTATTCACATCTGACAACCTGGAATATAAGGTCATCGTCTCACAGGGGGCAACACCTTACTGGTACGGGTTCATCCTTATAAATAACTACCAGGAGCCGTATGACATGACCCCATTCCCTGTTACGCTGACAGCAACTGACGGGCTCGGGCTGTTAAAAGACTTCCAGTTTGTGGACCTGGGATATTCTGCCCGGCAGACAGAAGCGCAGGTCATCCATGATATTCTCGAGCTGATAGGTATTGATTCATTCTCTGAGTTCATTAATCTTTTTGAGTCAACGATGGATGATGGTGAGTCTGTGCTGGATCAGTGCGGTATTGATCCCGACCTGTTCCTTACGGCGACCTGTTATGATGCGCTGGATGCTATCCTGAGAAGCTATAATGCTGTTATCCGTCAGGACCAGGGTGCGTTTGTTATCTACCGGCCGGCAGATAAGGTGACAGATACCGGGAGGACTTATATATCGGCCAGCGATCATTCCACTGCGGCATCACGGACTCTATTGACGAGCATCGACAGGGACGCTGACCCGAGTAACTTCGAGAGCCGTGACGGGGGGACGATGATGATGATACCCCAGCTAAAGACGAT